GTGGCACCTTCCCATGGGACCGTACGGTCCTCTACTTTCATCCCAAGCAGGTCGATGCCCTTGACGTACGCCTCGGCCCACTCGCTCCGCGACTCGCGGTCGGACTCAAAACTGCCGATCAAGTTACTCGCGATCTCTTCGAGCTCGCCCTCGTCCATAAATTCGGCGAGGTTAGAGTCAAACTCCATCTCAACCAGCGGAGCATCCTCGAGGCCAAACTCAACCTGGACCCCTCCATCGTCGAGCTCAACTACAACGACGTCGCCGTTCTCGTCCGCGAACCCAATCTCTTCGTTAAACTCCGGCGATACACCTTCAACCGGGATTAGTGCTTTATCGACAGCCATTCAAGTGCCCTCAGTAATAGGCCGTAGCGCGGGGGCGCATCACCGGCTCATCGTCGTAATCAGTGTTAAGGCGAATAAGTCCGCCTTGGCGAAAGCGCATAAGTGCGTAAACAGTGGAGTCCACCAAGTCATCGTGGGCAGCGAAGGGGAAGGCGGCCACCTCCTCAACTAGCTCCTCCGCCCACGATGTCTCAGGCACCCACACCATCCCAGAGGCGATTATATCAGCAACGGAGTTCAAACGCGCCATCTTATCGCCAGATCCGCGATGCGGTGTATACTGAGTAACCGGAATACCCATCCGATGCAACTCTTGGTAGATGGCAACGCCCGCGCTCTTCTTCTCGACAATGAACGAGTCAGGTTGCCATTCTTTATACTCATTTAGGCATAACCGCTTGAGCTCGGGAAAATCCACACGCCGCTTAATCGAGTTCAAGAGGATCAAGTTGTACGCGCCCGTCTCTTCGTTAGTGAACACACCCCAAGTCGTCAGCGCGGTAAAGTCCGCGCGGTTGTGTTTTTCTGCGGCAGCATCCAAGGACATGAGGATGGCCTCACACGGGGGGAATTTCGGCCGTTTCCAAGTACGCCACCACTCACGCTTGATGACCGCGGCTTCTTCTGACGTGGGGTTCTGCTGGTACTGCGCGTTCCACTGAAACAGCGGCATAGACGCCTTCGTCCGCTTCAACTCCTTGAGCGGAAAAAACTCCGGCCACAGGGCTTTCTCGACGATGTTTCCGTTCTCGTCCGGAACCTCAAGGATCGCGGGGAACTCTACGACTTCATATTGGTCTGAATCCGGGTCTTTGGTCATGTTGTTTATGACTCGCCCAGTCAGATCCTCTTTATGCCACCGCGTCTGTGTGATAGCGATTCGACCCCCGCGCATCAAACGCGTACGCGCGCCGTATGCGAACCAATTGTAAGTAGTCTCTAGCGCAGAAAAATTTCCCGCAAGTAAGTCCTGCTCCGAAACCGGATCATCAATGAGTAGCAGATCAGCGCCACGACCAGCCAGAGCAGAGCCAACACCACAAGCAAAAAACTCGCCGCCGTGATTAGTGTTCCAGCGACCAGATGACTTAGAGTCTGCCGCAAGGGACACATCGGGAAATATCTCCGCATACTTGTCGCTCGCTATGAGGTTACGTACTTTACGACCGAAATCTACCGCAAGATCGGTAGTGTGCGACACGAGGATTATACTCTTGGTTGGGTTCTTACCGATAAACCACGCTGGGTATAGCAGCGACGTGATGTTAGAGTTATGCGTTGGTATGTTTGTTTTCCCGACAAGATATAACCCGTCTTCCGCTGCCACTTGAATGCACCGTCCCATGCTCGGGGACACGCGCCGAATTTCCCGTATTGATATGCGTCGCCGAGACGCAAACTTGCGTGTTTTTTTACGGTCTATAACAACAGGCAACGCCTCAGTTGGGTGAAACGCCACGTGAAACACCGTTTGTTTCCCCTGGACCCCCGAGCTAGACATTCTAGGAGGGTCATACGTAACGCGTCCCCTAAACCCGAGCCCGTTTACTAGATCCAGCGTGCCCTTGACCAACATTTCGTTGGTATTAGAAAACCGGTACCGCCCAGTTTTTGGGTTGTAGCTCCCATCCGTGTCTATCAGCCCCGCCAACAGGAGTAGCCGATCTTGTCGCGACGCGCGTAGATACTGCTCCGGAATATGTTTATTATCCCGTACACCTAAGCTTGCGAGATCCGCGCTAAAGGCGCTGAGCTTTCCCCGCCCTACAGGCACCCCGCTGGCGGTGGTTGCCCACGACACTGTCGTCACACCCGTATCCTTATGCACGTGCCGGGCGGATTCTGGAACCCCGAGAAAGGACGTCACAGCGGTGAATATGTCCTCATCAACTCCAGTTATACACGGCTTTCCTCTGGACCCATCCCCTAACCAAGCGCCTAAAACGTACGGATGTAATGGCAACTCGGTATTAGGATACTCTAACGCCTCCGCGTCAGGAAGCTGCCACTTAGCACGACTACCTCTAGTCCCGCGCGCATATAACCATACCTCGCGCTCCAACTCCTTAGTTTCGCAGTTCTTTAGCTTTTGAGGCCACGCACTCAGGGAATACACCGACCACTCATGGTTCTCGTGGCACTTAATCACTTCGCCGTTTGAAAACTCAACCTCGACGTCGCACTCAAGATCTTCTCCTAGGGCCACAACTTCCGTCGGCCGCCCGTCTAGACCAAATACAAAGTCGCCCGGGCGTAAATCACCGTGCAACCGATACCCCGAGGGGGTAGGAACCAATGTATCATGTGCACACAGCTTACCGTGACGCGGAGGCATATTGACACATACACGGTCTTTAGCGCCCGCTTCGACGCTCATGAGCTCGTTCGCGAGGATCCGGTGGTGCGTGCCTACGGTAAACTCTTCTTGCATGTGTTTAGCGAACTCGATCAAGTCGCCTTGACACTTCTCCACGTGCTCCTGATTATTCAGGTTCTCCAGGGCTTCGTACAGAGACTGGATCTCTACGTCCGATAGCTGGTCCACGTTGTTGAGGAGTTTCTGGATGTCAGCCCGGCTGAAGCCGCTAAGCGTCGTCATCTGCGTCCCCTAGCTCTGTATCGACGTCAATCTCTTGGAACGGTACGTCCTGGGGGCCTTCTTCTGCGGCCACTATCTTCTGCAGCTTAGCCTTGAGCTGCGCTCGCATATCATCGGCAGTTTGGTGCGTGACCGTGATCTCTTGTCGGTCCGTAAACAGCCCCACGGGCGTCATTTTACCGATCAACTCCACCGCGCGGAGCTGGATCTTCTCGTCTTCACTCTCGGACAAGTGCACGAGCTTGTTAATCGCTAGATATCGCAGCTGTGTCGCTGACTCGACGACGTTATGCCCCCACTCTTTGAGTACCTTATCAGTAAAGAGGATCTGTGAGGGGGTCATACGGCCCACACGAGCCGGTGTAGCGGACTTATTCGTCTCCTCGGGTTCTTCTGCATACGAGAGAACTAGGGCCGTGACGGGCTCCAGATCGACTTCCTCGGGGTCTACGTTCAACCCATTACGCGCCAAAAGCTGCACCGTGGCCGATGCAGCTGCTAAGCGGTCGCTCAAGTCGTCTAGGCCGGGGCCTACTTGTGTATACGCCCCCCGCACGGTTTTAGCCGGCAGGGGGATACCCGCATCAGGTACGGATGTCAGTGCCATTTATGGCCTCGCAACAGTTACTCCCATCTGACCCTGGTACTTACCGTGTTTGGCATCGTACGTGAGCTCGGGTTGAGCGGTACGCGTGAACTGAAACTGGCAGATACCCCGCCATGGGTATATTCGTACACTATAGGGCGTATGGTTGTGGATTTCCAGTGTTACCTGGCCGGCCCAGCCGGGCTCAATGGGAGTGACGTTCACGTGAATGCCGCATCTGGCATATGTTGACTTGCCATTACACACTGCAGCGACGTTGTGGGGCATGTCGAATGTCTCGACCGTATGCCCGAGCATAAACCCAAACCCGTCGAGCAAAAAGTACGACTGGTGCCCGAGTGGGTGCGTCTTTGCCTCCTCCGCGTCAAATTGGTGGAGCTTCGCCCGCTCAAGCGGTAGCGGATGCGTGGAAAAACTAGCCGGGTCTACGACGCGCGTCATGTCGTCCTCCATTATGACATCCTTGACGACGTAGGCAACGGGAGACAGCCTGGCATCATACCCAACCGTCGATACCCCCGCAGAGATGGGCAACTGCGCATACTGCTCCTCAGTGAAGTCTTTGAGCATACCCCGCTTAGCGAGGCGACGAATTTCGTGGTCAACGAGCAGTGTCATAGGAAGCCCTCCGATACAAGGCCATGT